GGCTAATAGATATGGTAATTGCCAACTGAGATCAGGGTTTTGTTCGTAAGCCTTCTGAAGTGCGGGTTGGCTGGCAAGCTGTACAAACTGTTTTGTCTGTTCGCTTTTTTTATCACCTAGCCACTTAAACTCCTTGATTGCTTTCTGACCATATTGCTGACGCAACTTGGTAGCATCTTCAACGTTCTTTACCTTTCGGAACTGGTCCGGTAGGTATTTATCACGAGATTTCCTGGCTTGTTTCAGCGCTTCACGGACCTGAAGTTTTGTCATTGATTGTCCGTTTGATTCTGTGACCTCATCTTCGGGTCCATAATCAGCGGATTCAAATAAAACATCCTCAGCCCATTCGATCACATCATTGATCTCCTTGGCTTTGTCTTGGATGTTTTGAACACTCTTCAGATCTTGGTAGGGATTGTTCTCGATTTCAGAAGTTGATGATAGAACTTGCTGTTCCTGTTGAGACTTTAAACTTTGCTCAAGTGTTTGAGCCTTCTCCTCGGCGGCTTTAGCCCTAGCTGTAAGTTTGCCAAAACGGCCAACAGCTCGGCTAGAAAGAGCCTCAGAAAGGTGTTTAATTTGCTCCTCAGAAAGATTTTCTAAGTCGATATTTGAAAGAACATCTTCATTACCCTCGGAAACCTCTTCTTCATTAGATTGGGACTCAGTCTCAATGTTTTCTGAAATAGACGCATCTTCGGCCTCTGGTTCAGACTCCGAAGGAATTGACCCCTCCATCTGTCTGGCACGTCTAAGCTCGAACTCAGACGCAGATATATTGCTATTTTCCGCTGTGTTTTGAGAGGCATCAGCGACCGCCTCGATAACTTCACTCATGTGTATATGCTGTTCCCGCTATTACGCCTAGCGATGGCGAAGGCGAATTATATCACAGGAAACATTCTAATCCACATGTTCTTGCCACTTTTTCAGCAAAACCTCGTAGTCTGCATCCTGTAGGATGTCGTCGTATGCGCAAATCTCTCCAGAGACTTGCATCACCTCTTCTGGAGATGAGTTGCGTAGCCGACCTATGGACGATTCTCTACGTTGTTTGATTACATTGATGAAGCGAGCGAAATGCTCATATTGCGACAATGTTCTTATATCATCTTCCGGACTCATTGTATGTTTCACTGAGTTGTTTGTAATATTTATTGGTAGCGTTTACCCGGCGATCGCGATGAGGCTTGCCTGGCCGGAGAAACACTTCCATGAATTGATCGCTCACATATTCGGGATCGTCTGACTTAAATGCTTCTCTAACCTTTTTTGCATTCCCTGCACCAAGTACATTCTGCTGATCGCCGTATATGTTCTCGTAAACATACTTCACTTGAGAGTCGGTGTTGTCTTCCAAGCCTTCTTTTTTTAAAAATTTTCTGTAATATTTACGATGAAAATCAAACTGGAACACACCATATCCATTACCGCCTCGCTGTTTCTGGTCATATTTATAAGTACCTCCGGTTTCCACCGAAGAATTTCCATACAAGGCAGCTTCTACCACTGGGTTTTTTCCAAAGTATTTTCTGACGGACTTAGCCAATTCGTTCAAGTCAAGGTAGCGTTCCCGACTTGCACCGTATTCAGATGGGCTTTTATTGTCTGGCATATTAATACTAATTAGAGCGAGAATAAAACCTGCTGTCAGGACCTTTAAAAATTTCATATCCTTCTTGTTGTTCGCCTGTAACAAGTTTAGTCCATGTGTTATGTTTTTTCCCTTTTAACAAAAGTCCAGAACTAGGAACACGGCTATCCCAGTGATATTTTCCGTCATCGCTCAATCTAGGGGCCATTCCTGCATTTACTGCTGAAACATAATCATACCCTGAACCTTCGGGATTAAAAGGCGTTTCAAACTCTGTTTTACTTGGTCTGTTTTCTTCAGAAATTTTAAGTTTGTCCATTTTATTAACAAACTCTTTCCAAGACGATCTTTTGCGAGCAAACTCTGATGTACTTTGATTATCTGGCATTACTTCTGCATCCCTTGGGTCTTCACTTCACCCATTTGGGCTGGGGCAGTACCTATGCGGCCTATTTGCGCGTTTTCAGCTTGCTGTACAGCGAACTGATACTGGCCAGCATACTTTTGAACACGAGCCGCAAAGGCTTCATCTTGTTGTAAGCGATTTTTAATATCTGGTTGGTTGACATATTGTTGAATGAGTTGAAGAGCTGCTTGAGAACCATTCGGCCTCGCAGCCATTTCGATTCCTGCATAAATTTTAGATAGGTCATCTGTGACATTTTTTAACATTTGATCATTAGCCGATTCAAGTGGCATCATAACGCCATCGGCCAAAACTGGATCAATAGAGGAAGCTATGACGGATATTAGCTTATCCATATCGATACGCCCGTTTCTATCCATCTGCACCAGTGAGAGTAGTTGGTTTATCTTGGCCTCCTGCTTTTCTCCATTTGCGTTGAGAACATCGAAGCTTATAGTGACATCGAAGTTTTCATCTGGATTTCCCTTGTTAAACATCTGGGGATCTGGCACTCCGGTAACATTAAAGAAAATGCTATCTGGACCAAATCGTTGGAAGTTTCGGTAGCATAATGATATCACCTCAGCCATGTGCTGGAGATACTTGTCTACCAAAAACTGACGACGGATTCCTGACAGAGGAGACTCTTCATCCAATCCCACCATGCGATCGGCTTGACCCTGAAGGTTGTTCTCCATCTCTATGGAGCCAGGGTTGAATCCTGGTCCCTTCATAAAACTAATTTCTCCAGGGCGAACCTCCGGAAGGAATCTACCTGGACCAATTTCCTCTGGCTTACGCCCCTTCGGGTGCGTAATAGCAGGTAGGGTGGATAGGCTATTAGAGTCGATGCGACTATCGCGTTCCACCTTTACTTGGTTCTGTATTCCTCGAAGCAAGCCCGGCACCGTAGTGGCATCGTATAGACGCTTATTGTCTTCGCTAAAGCGAGTGACCACAACGGGATAATCTTCATATCCGTTAAGCAACTCAAACTTGGCGTAGCCCAGGATATCCAATCCCTTGTCTCCTGAAAAAGATTCGTGAAACACGGTCTCATAGATGCCTTCAGACCCGTCATCCGAGTCAATCAGCCTCTGGTAACCGTGTATGATTTCTACTAGTTCCTCGGCCTCATAAGCATTGTCATTGAGTGACATGCTTCGCCTTCCCTCCTGCTCCCTCTCCAAGGAATCTATATTTACGCCAGAATACTTAGAGATTACGTGTTCCACGAAATTTTCATCCCAGCCATCGGTACTCACCTTGTTCTGCAACTCTTGGGCAGTGTAGTGTGTACGCCAAAAACAATATGGCGCGCGTTGCGGATCGGTGACATATGCTGGAAAAATAAAATCGCCGTCAGGCGCGAGGGTCTTTACGTCTGGGGCATTGACCTGCCTACGGACGGTAACCACTTCGGCCACTCCGTATTTACGCAAATCCTTTAGGGCCTTCTGGGCGTTGGACTTGCTCACCTTTATAACCGACTGCATCTGAACGACCACATCTTCATCTTGGTCTCCGGCCAATATCATCTGAGCCAAATTGGGATCGGCGGAAGCGATGCGTTGGAGGTCAAATTGCTGTTTAAACGTGCGATCTTCCATTATCCAACCACAATATGTAATCATGATTCCACGCTCCAGGAAGTAGTTGGCGGCGAGTTCGGCTTCACGCTTGAACCGACTTATGTAACCCGACGTGGTCATCCACTTCAAGAAGTTGGTAACCACTTTAGACCTTGCTACATCAGCCACCTCTACGGGGAATGCTTGGATGTTTGCCCGATTGAGGGCAGACATGAACAAAGATACTAACCGGGTAACACGCTCATCGATGACATGACTCTCCAGATCCGAGGCACCCTCCCAGGGGAATGCGTCTGCGCCATGCTTTCTCAAATCGCGACTTTTTCCAGGCCACCAATTGCGCCTATCGTCATAGGAAGTGCGGCATACATCATAGTATGACTCAAGTTCATTGGTAGTGCTTTGGTACGCTTGGCGTAGCACATCTATATCTGGTTTCTTCTCCAGATAGGTTATTGCCCTAGAATAGTCTTGATTATTCATTTTGATCCCGTGTCATCTTCCTGCGAACTCGATCCACTACAACATTTGGATAGTTCTTGTTTAGCCCTATTCTATCACAAAAATCGGTTGATTCCATAGCAACACTCCAATTACCCGTTGAAAAGGCCCGGAAAACCTCCCATCCGAGAAGACGATCGATTTGATCCGACTGCCAATGATGGTTATTTACCATCTCATCTAGGCTACGTTCTTCTATATCGGTAAGAAATTCCATTTGTATCTTCGATAGATTCTATCAGGATGGATTTACCAACAAGCTTTGGGGAGAGCTTCTTGGGAACCAACACTGCCACCTTAATTTTCAAATCCCTAATGTATGCGTAAACATATTTTTTATTTGGAGCCACCTTAATGACATGAGCATTGTAATGCACGGGAATTGCCTCCGGCACATCTATCGCTTCAAGCAATATTTCCTGCCCCACTTCGTTTATCCAAGTGGCCATACCCTTACCAGTAATCATATCTGGGGCCAGCTTTTCTTTAGCCAAAGATAGTAGGTGTTTCCATTCGCAATCTTCGTTGAGAGCTAGTTCGCTTATTCTAATTTTCATTTAATATCCTCCTGAACCCCTACGAGTGACCGCTAGGTCAAGGGCTTTTACGTGGACAGGACCTTCTCCTCCATTCGCCATTCGCAAATAGCGTATAGCATCAAAGAAATCCTTTAAGGGTTCGTCCATTTTTCCCTTTGAGTTGTAGTTGATGAGGCTATCAATTAGATTACGACAGCTCTCGTGAATGTAACATCTGGGCCGATTAGCCACATCAATCGGCTCATTCGGGTTATAATTGAACCATTCATCCAATGCAGACAACCCCACCTCTTCCATCCGACCATCGGACGGAACGAATATGAAATCGTGTTCTTCGAATGACATAAACAAGTCTTCGTTGTTCTCGTTCTGTTGAGCGAAAAAGCGACTATCACCTATACGCTCAAAAACCTCTACGCCCATGTCATGTTCAATTTGTTTAAATAAATCGACATATCCCTTTACGCCCAACCCCACCTTTTTTGAAGCGGGGCCAAATTTCCACTTAGGGTCACCAAACTCCGCCCACTCGCCATAAGTGTCCCAATCAGGCCAATCGCGGCATATGTAAACATTGTCCCTCTCATCCACCGCAGCCCATATCGAGACATAGTTTTTAGCGCCAGCAGGGTCAACTACCTGGTAGGTGGTGTACATCGACTTATTGGAAACGTCCGGAAATTTCATCCCATACCTATTCTCCTTAGTGTCACTCAACACATTTACCTCAGTGTTGAATAATGGAAGAAGAGATGTCATGCTCTTCACCGGAACACCATAAGCACGAACCAGTATCTCTTCATTTGGCCTTCCACGAAGGTCTTTGGCTATACGAGTGTACCCACCGAACGGGTTTTCGTCAGAGTGCAAATACACCACTGATGCATCCCTAGAGGGGCTGTATTGACGCACAGGGACTTCCCGATCCTCCAGTAATGCTGCTTTCCTGGTTTCTAGGGTGAGGGCGTTCTTCAGGTAGTCAGAAATAAAAGGAGTGTAACCATCGATGGGGGTAAACCCTACACCCATTACCGCATCCCTGGTAGCTAAACGAAATCTAAGAGTGTTTACCAACGCCGAATCACCCAAATATTCATCCAACCATGCACCAATGTTGATCCCTTCAGGGTGCGGAAATCCATATTCAAAGCCTTCAAGGATGGTTTGATTGTTACTGTACTGAGTGTATGTCTTAAAATCTACCCTGGTACGGGTGTCCGGAAAGATGAAGCTCTTACCAGTGAACCCATTCTGCATGGAGAAGTTGATGTAACCATCAATGGTCTTGGTCTTCTTCTTCATCTCCTTGGGCATCATCTCCCAAATGGCAGCTTGTTGCACCTTAATGGAGGTGTCCTCATTCTGGCTAAAGCATACAACATGACCATCCATACTCCCAGTGACGGACTCCATCACTATCTTTGCAAATCCAGTGGTCTTGCCCGATCGGTTACCCCCAAGAGCCAAACACTCGTTGTGGGTGCTTAACCCTTCGCGGATGCGTTCCCAGCCCGGCAAATCAAAGCCATGTCTTATAGGATCGCTAACGCTAGCCTCTATGCGGCCCTCATGGGCCTTGTGGAGCTTTTTTAGGAGTGGAAGGTTGTTCTCATACAACCAAACTATTTCTTGGGCTTCTGGAGCCTCTAAGAAGGGATGTTCTGTAAAGCTAATCATTCGACCAATTCATTCCACTTAGCTCTTGTTGAGACTTCTTCGCAACAAGAGCCAGTAGCACAGCAAGGTTTTCTTGAGCGTGATCTTCCTCTACCTTGTTAAACACATCATATTCAAATCCCGCTTCCGTAACGGTGGCAACCAGCACGGCTTGCCAACCAGGAGAAATTGTGTCCAAAGACTTTTCGACCAAGGCTAGGTTTCTATTCATATCACTCTATAATCTTTCTTATACCATGCCTTACAGGGTCATACTTGGGATGGTTTAAGTTTTCTAATGCGGGTACTATGTTACACCTCAATTGCTGACTATGTTTAAGTCCGACTCCAGAAACCACATATGACCGTGCTTTTGGATCATCGGCCTACCTAAATACGTCTTACAGTCGATGTAGACACTATCAGGGGCCGTTGACACATCCATCACTGTCATGGGTTCAGTTTGCATCTTTTTAATTTCCTCTGGCTGATAAGGGTAGTTTGTCCTGGCCCTACGGCCATTGGCGTATCGAGTTTTGATGACCACTTTATTTCCTTTTATAATATTCATTACTACATATCACTCTATAATCTTACGTATTCCATGCCTGATTGGCGGTGCTGGAAATGGCTGTTTTGCTATGGTGGAGGAAGTGGGAGTTGCACCCACGTCTTCAGAAGTATTCTCCTGAATCGAATCTGTATTACCCCCATAAAAAACACCTTGGTTGATGTTTTTACCCCCATTAAAAGCGCAATTGAATATCCTGTCGTAAGCTTTTTCGTAAGCATCCCTGTCGATAGTTCTGTCTCTGCTACCTTTCCCGCTCATCAACTATGTCCACTTCTATTGTTTTCTCTGCCATCTCAGTGCGAGCCTGCTCCATGAGCTTTTTGTAGTCGTCGTCTGTCCACACCTTTTCTTCCCGACTGATACTAGTCGCTTCGCCACGGGCTACCATAGCCTCCCGGCTACTATTGGCCTTAGCGATGGAGATGTCCTTGATGTCTTTGAAGGTGGGTTTTAGATCACCACTCTCCATACTGTCACGCACACTCTCGATCATGTCCTCCTCCAAACTAGTTATGTTTAAATAGGCATAGGAAGCTAGCTTACCACCGAGTTCACGCCATTGGCCTAGGTGGTCAGCATAGGTGGTAATGATGCGGATAATGGTGTCACGATCAAATCCATACTTTGTAGTCAAACAGGTTTGAGACTTCCCCTGGGAGTGGAGGAAAAGAATGCGAGCTGCCTTCTCCGGGTTGTACCGCTCAAGGAGTTTAGAGTGTGGAGGAGCGGCAGCATCTGCGCGACGGAGTTCGTCTTCAATGGATGCTAGTAACTCGTGCTTTATTGCTGCCTTATCTTCCCCCACTTTGGCAAGGTACTAGATGGG